CATTTGCCGAATAAGTTTCTCCCGCCACGCCTTTGCATAAAGTTGGCGAAGCGGGTTTTCCAAAAGTGCAAACGGCTACCAAGTCATTTTTAATATACCAACCAAAAGCAATGCTAATAGAAGGAATGCGACCCGAATAATGTTTGGGCAAAAGAAAATCAACTGCCTCTTGATAATCTATTGTCAAAATTTCGCCCTTCATTTTTCAATCGCCTCGTAGATCATCTCTTGAGTTATCCCGTACTTTGTAAAGTCTTTGATGACCTTATCTTTCATCTCTGACTTTCGGTTATCCATAACTGCCTCTCTCTCATCTGTCGTCATCCCACCCCAGACCCCATAGTCCTCGTTGCGTGAGGCATACCCTAAGCATTGCTTCCAGATAGGGCAAGGGGCGCAGGTGAATCTAAAGACTTCGACATCGATCAGCTTGAGAACTCCGCGCTCCTCGATTTTGTAAAAGAAGTCTGTGGGCAGGTTTTTACACGCTGCCCTAGACCAATCAATTTCCAGATAATCAGGTTTTGCGTAACTGTCGTTGAGATCGTCTAACTGATCGCGGTCATAGAGTCCATCCTCATACTGAGTGATTTCATACCTAACCGCCCATCGATGGATAGTCCTTTGCGATACCCGATAGCGAAGCGCGGCATCTGTTATCGAGATTTTGAAGGACATCCAAACTCTCCTGTCGCATCGTAGTAATTGCAGAATGAGGCGCAGAATCGGACATCCTTTTCAGGTTCAGGGATTTCCCCGTCACCTACCATCTGCCTTACCTCTTGAAGCCACGCTAGACCTTCAAGAGCCATTTCGCGGTTATACGGCTCGGTGTGTTCTCTGACATCTTGCGAACTGCCATCTCTGGCGATAGCTACGAGAGTGACATTCTCTACTGGTAGCCCGTTCTCCTCGATGAGATAGCCATAGACCTGAACCTGCATCCGTTGTTGAGCCGATGGGAAATAGCGCAAAGATTTTACCTTTGTTGTTTTCCAGTCCACCACCTGCTTGCGGTCTTTGATGTAAAGATCAACATGACCCCGAAGCCCGTCAATAGAGAACTCCTGCTCAATCATGAAGTTGTCGCCAAACGGGTCTTCTCGCTTAATACTTTCAGCAATTCCGGCGTGGATAAATGTCCCCATAATCGCGGCGAGAGAGTCAGTTTCATTGACCTTTGGCTGATCTGTCAGAAATGACCAGACTCGCCTTTTACAGTCGCCGATAGATGAAGGGCCGACATCTTTCTGAGTAGAGCGATCTCGCTGCGAGTCATGAGCAGATAGTGAGCCAACTAGCATCTTTGCTATTTCGCTCACGCTTCCATCCCCGTTCTGACCGAAGTACCGATTGAGCGTGCAATGTCCACCTGAACCCTAAGTCTTGCGACATTGGCGCGGTTTGCCTTAACGATTGCCTCGCACTCAGCGACTTTCATGTGGCGTTCCTCATTAGCTAGTAATGCCAAATCCTCGCGCTCGCCTACTGTGCGATTTCTGCCACCGGCATCTGACTTCCCCGCTAATTCAATACGAGATTTCGCCATCGCCACTTCATAAGTTGCTTTTGCGGCGTGGTAGAGCATCTCTGAATCTACTAGGTCATCGTGCGCCTCATCAATGAGTTTGCTGAGGTCTTTTAATCGAGCCTCAACCTGAACGGGTGTCACGATGCTCATTTGATTTCACCTATGGCAATCTGAGCGCAGGCATCTTGAACGAGCAGAGCTACATTCTCAATTCCTAACTTCACTAGTCGCTTGCGATCTTTGACGAGATCAAGAGCGCAGATTTGCTCATAGATGTCTAAGCGGATTTCGGCTTCCAAGCGAGCAGTCATCTTGGCTAATTGAACTGCTAGATATTCGTCAGACTCAGCACCGAGAATTAACTTGCCGTCAGTAATCTCCCAATGTTGTTTGGCTTTGCAAAATAGTTTCATAGGAGCATCCCTTCCTCTGCTGAACGCCAGACTATGCAAGCGTTTCCATTTGCATTTTGTCGAGTCGTTCCGGTGTCGATGATGAAGCCGTCTTTAACAAGTGAGCCTCGGATTGGTCGGACTGTATTACCGTCAAGGTGTAGGTAACGCTCCACTTCTTGATCTGTCGCACCTGCGATCCCTCGATTGATAAAGAACTCGTACACCTTACGGCGAAGTGTTCCAATTTGAGGTTCAATCTTTGCCCTCGCTTCTATTGATGTCTGCTTCATGACAGTTCCTGCACTCTCTTGTTAAGTGCATCTTTAAGAGTTGTCCCTGCCACCTTGATGTCCAAAAAATCTTTTTCTTGATTCCAAACGATGCGAAGGTTATCTACATCATTGGTTTCGCCAATAAGTTTTAGGATTCCCTCTAAGCGTTCTAACTGCTCAGGGGTAAGAGTGCGGACGATGCTCAGAGGTTTGCGTGGCTCTTTTGCGTAACGCTCAACCTTCTCCATCTCGTCACGGCTAGGGCGTTTATTGCCTGAGAAAATAAAGTTGGCGAGTGCGCGACCTATTGATGAGGATTCTGCGTTCTCTAATGCGCTAGTGGTGTTCACCATTCCAACGCCGATGATCTCCTCAGCCATGCCCGTTGTGATTGGGCGATTGTCTTCTTGGTTTGTGTATAGCTCTGCGCGAACGATGAAACTTCTATCGTCACGATGAACTAGGAAAGTGTGGATTCTGCCGTTTGGAAATTGCGCCCAGAACTTCTTGAGTCTGGATTCAACTGTTTCATAATCGTCTAAGTTGAACTTCGCCATTTATGCCACCAACCGATCATGTAGATCAGCGCACTTTGAGCAGACACCGGCATTAAATTGTTCGCCATTGTCGTACCGATACAAGCGTGAAGTGCTAGCTGAATATTTGCCACACATTTCGCAGTTTTGATTAGCCATGATTTGCCTTCCGTTTGGGGTTCCTGTTGGAACCTGTTGGGCGACACCTTACGGCATAGATTACGGAAAGGGAAGTACCTCACCTCTCGGCGTTTCATGCTTAGATTAGGTCATGATCAGAGTCCAAATCAGCCTATGGAGCCTTGCCGTTGTGGTAGAGGCTGAGCTGAAGTACCCCGATCAGATTGACGATATTGTGGGCAGAGCCAGCACCCTATTTGTAACGGGCTTAATGGCAGCCAAGAACCAAGAAATAGATATTTCTCAGGTCAGTTTCTTAGATGATGAAGAGGATTAGCCCTTTTTCTGCTCTGCGTAAATAAATGGTGGGCCTGTATAGGGATCATGTTTTGCGGCTATTTCTAACGCTCGCTTGATTGACTTGCCCGACTCCAATGCGCCCAGAGCGAGTGAGCTACCCGAACCGATAGCGTATAGACCACCAGCATCAATAGAAACGGCGAAATCATCCCCAATGTCAAACACTTCGCCACATACTGCAATAAGGAACGCGAATCGAGTTTCCTCATCTTTATCTCCCTCTAACTTGAGATCGTTGTCTTTGAAGCATTGCTTAAGCGATGGGATTACTTTTGAGATGACAAAGTGATAGATGTCTTTTTTATCATTAGCAGTTGGTACTGGTGGGTTCCAGATATGTTGAGCAACATCGCAGTAGCTAGACAATCCGCTTCCGGCAACGAGATACTGTCCACGCCGACTGATTTTTGTCATGTGAATATGTGAGTATTTTCTAGTCGCAGTCACCTGAGCATCTGCGCCAAATCTCACTCCTTCGGCGGTTTGCACCGCAACGATGGTAGTCATTAGTCAAGCCAAACTTGATACTGTGCCGTCACTCTGCCCTTTTCAGGATCAATAAAGTGCAAGCGTTGAGATGGCATACCACTAGCCGCCATAGAATCACGGGCATAACGATTATCTGACTCGGTAGAACCTGTCCAATAGATGTTGTAACTTTTTTGAATTGGCTCCTGAGCATGACGGTGATAATGACCCAGATAAATGTCGTGGAAATCGTAATCGTGTGCGCCAGCCTTCCAGCGATTAGCACCGGCAATCCAAGCACTAGGAGAGGCAAATCCTGAGCGACCCAACTCATCGCCATGCATTAACAAAGCGCGATAACTGCCGACCTGCACTTCTTGAATATCCTCTGGGCAGTCATCCCAAGTTAATCGTTTTTCATCGGCGAGAATTGTCCTGGCGAACTCGTAACACATTCGATCCACATTGTCATTCTTAGGAACTTCGGCTCTCTTTCCACCAATGCGGCCATGATTGCCCCACTCAGCGACAACCGTGACCTTTTCAAAGTTGGCGAGCATGATTCTTACAAAGTCCACCATGAGGCGAGATACCTGCGTAAATTGTCCAAAAAGCGATGAGTCAATTTGCCAAAGTTGCGCCGGATAATTGAAAAGTCCCTCGACCATGTCGCCACCAAACATAACTACGCACTCTTTAACTGGATGATGTGCGCGTTGTAAATCGGTGAGCGCAACTATTTTTTCTGCAAACTGCAGAACGCGCTTACGCATGATCTCTGAGTTGTAGCTCGTAGTCACCTTTGCGCCTTGCCAATCGGTTGAGTGAATTAACGCGACCTCTGCTCTGCTTTTGCGAGCATCTTTCTTAGGTGCTGAAACTGGTGGGACTTTACCGAGAGCCAGCATTGCTTCATACGCGCCTTGTTGAGTTGCTGTGACAAGTTGATCGTTGCGGATTTTTGCGGCGGCTAATTGCTTTTGAGCGTTATTTAGCGCAGCGCGAAGGGCATCTAGCGTTGAGTCATCTTCGGCTTGCTTAATTGCTTTTTCAAGACTCATCGATGCCTACAATCTTTCGCCCATGCTGGATGTAACCGGAAAGGTCTAGCCAAGAATCCTCGTGTTGTGGGTTATTTGCGATTCTAATTATTTTAAGCGCAATCATCATGAGATCAACTTCATGGGCGGGGATGTCATCTCTGTCAAGGATTGCTCCCCACATTCGCCCGATACGGGTAAAGGCTTCCTCTGGACTGCCATAGGTTTCTTGGCGGTCTTTCAAGATTTCGTTTAGTCCTCTGATGGACATAAGCATTTTCCGTTGCGGTGTTTGTTAAAGGTAGCCTCTGCGATTTGAAAGCCCTCTGACCTGAGAGCTGAGACGAGAGTCGTAGTTGGGACTCCTGTTTTAATAGCGTTGAGCAACACTTCGCGGTCTTTCTTATCAAGCATTTCTGTAATGATCGCTAGTGTGCATTTATAGGTTTTAGCGGTGAACTTTTCGATTGAGTCGGATAGTGCCATTGGTTGCCTCCCTTTCAAGGAGAAGCGTACCGAGAATAATTACGGGAAGCGATTTGACACGCAATAAGAAAACCCCCGCCTTTTAGTGACGAGGGTTCTATTGCTGGTTTGATAGCACTCACGCCAGCGAGCAATGTTAAGTTTTTTTGAATCATTGGCAGTTGCCAACGGGATGATCTTATAGGCACATTGTTAAAAGTAGCAATAGGAAACCAATAAAAGTCCAGAGATAAATCATTCCTTTATCAACCCGCTGTTGATCTTGATGACCTGCTTGACATCTGCCCCTTCAGGCTTATACGGGTCTGAGGGTATGGCTATCGGATTGGTCACTCCCCCATCGTCTATGTTGGCGAGGTATGGGGTAGCGATGTGAGAATCAGGGGTTACATTCGGGTTTGCCATAGACTCATGCGAAACTAGACCGCCGGTAATAAAGCCGACCAAGATGTACCCCAGGTGGGGCATATCGTGTTGAAAGCCGGTAGCCGCCCAAGTCGAGAACGCGCCAGTCATAGCGATCGTGAGTTGCTTGGCATCGAATATGTGAAACCTGAAGTGGTCTTTTAATTTCATAGTGTGCCTTTGAGTTGATCGTAAATAATCTGCGGAAGTGCGCCCGTAACTTTCAGCCCTAGATTGACCTCATATTTAACCAGCGCGGCTTGCGCGTAGGTGTTCATAATGCCCGTGTCGTATTGG